GTAAAGGTCCGGTTGCTGTGCCGCTGCCTGTTGGAACTCCTGCACCGCCGCCTCGAACGCCGCGGGGTCGTGTTTCTCCCTCTCCAGCATTTCGCTGAGGTTCAGCCGGTCGTTGAGCAGCACGCTCTGGAGCCGGTTGTGATAGCCGACCGGATCGCGGACGGGGTCGAGCGGCTCGGGCGGCGGTTGGTGCTGGGGTGGTGGCGCTGGTGGCTGCGCGGACTGCTTCTTGAACGCCTCGACCTGCTCGCGGAGTATTCGCGCCTCGGTCTGTGCCTCAACGACCTTACCCTTCCAGTCGGTGCGGGCTTTGTAGAAGGTCGAGGCTGCGATCGGTGCCCCGTCGTGGCCGATGTCCTCGTCCGGGTCGGGTGCTGGAGGGTCAGGCGCGGCCTTGGCGGTGTCCGGCTTGGCGGTGTCCGGCTTGGCGGCGGGCGCGGGCGATGGCTCTGCCGCCGGTGCCGGTGCAGGCGCTGCGTCCGTAGGCGCCGCGGGCTGCTTGCCGGTGTCGAGGAAAGCGTCCAGTTCGCTCATTGGGTGTTGCTCCTATTCATACCAGCCCCCCGCCCTCGCGGCCGTGGTAGTTGGCCTGATCGGCTGTGATCGCCTGTTGCAACTGCTGGGCGGGCGTCTGGACTTGCGGCTGCGCTTGGCCGCCGTAGAGCGCCGCCAGCGCCTTCATGAGGTCGTCGTTGCCTGGGGCTCCGGGTGTTAGCGCCGGATTTCCCCCTGTGGCCGTGGGCATGGCCATGTCAACGCCGCCGGTGCCGGCCTGCACGCCCGGCTGCGTTCCCCAGCCCGCGGCGAGCGGATTGGCGAGCGTGGTCGGCAGCATCGAGGACTGCGACGGCGGCCCGAACGTCGGGTTGTCGATCATCAGTTGGTTGCGCGTGATGTAGCCGCTCATGGCGTGCTCCTATGCCAGCCGCTCCCCCCGGCCCCGGAACGCATCCAGCCGGGCCGGGAGGCGGCAGCGGTGTGCCGGTGGCGGTCAAGGATCGCCGATAAGACCGCGCCGCCAGCCGGGCCGTTGCCGTTCATGGTGCAGGTCCCGCCGGGCCTTGCGGTTGCTGCGCCTGTAGCCCTTGCAGCATCACGTTAGACACGCGCTCGACCGCCGAGTGCCGCAGATCGTTCGCCCGCGCCTCGTCCGCCGCCGCCTTGGCATGCCGGCCGCGTATGTCAGCGACGTCCATTGCCGCCTGGACCTCGGGCGGCACCACCGTGCCAGGCGCGGAGGGCGCATCCGGCGGCGCGTTCATCTCGTTGAAGCCCTGATGGACGTCGGCGATGTGGTGGATGGTGGCGTGCTGGCGTTCGGCTGCCAGTGCCATGTCGGCGGCGGCCTTGCCCCGCTTGACGTCCAGATCCGCCTTCTGCTGCGCCATGATGACCGGCTTCATGGCCTCCTGTTGCTGCTGCTGTTCCTGCGCGTGCTGCTTCATCCGCTCCAACAGCTTGTCCTTGTCGTGGAGGCTGGACGCGGCAATCAGCACGTCCGCCGGGATCAGCCCCGGCTGTGTGGACGCCAGTTGCAGCAACACCTGGAACTGCTCGTTTTGCAACGAAGGGACATCCAGTCCGGCGCCGATGGTCACGTCAATGTCCATCTCGCGGATGTCGTTCTCGACGTCCACGACCATCTGGAGCCGTGGATCGCCGGGCATGAGCTGCATCTGCTGCATCGCCTGCGCCCGCTGCTGGTCGGGCATCTCGGCCAGCTTGTCTTGCAGCGTCACCGGCTGGTTGATCCCGACGTATTTCGTGGTGCCCAGGTCGTCAGTGACCCTGACCCATTTGCCGGTGGTCCAGTATTGCCGCGCCGCCTGCCAGGCGATTTCGTAGACGTTTTGCATCCATGTTCGCAGCCCGTCCGCGATCGGCTCATGTGCCGCCGCCCCGCCCGCCTGCTGTGCCAGGATCGCCCGCCCCGACAGCTCGCGGTCATCGGTGCCGGACATGGACGCATTCGGCCCGGTGGCCTGCATCTCAGACGTCGCGTGCTGCAACAGGTGCATCTGCCCGGTGGCCATCTCGCCGCCGTGCTGGATTTCGAACTTCATCCCCGGCATGATTTCGATGAACCCGTCCGGCTTGGCGACCTCGCGCCGGGCCTTGTCAACGTCGTTCACCGCGCCCTTCTCGGCGACGACCTGGGCCACCGCCAGCAGATGCAGCGCCTTGCTGCGCCGTTTGTTAATCTCGTCCTGCAACGAGATCATATCCCGCACCATGCCGTAACGGTTGTTCTCGCGGTCAACGTGGGCGGATTGCATCACCAGCCCGCAGGCGGATTCGCCCTTGTGATCGAGGAACGGCGACTTGGTGGGCGGGGCCAAGAACCCGCTGCGGCTGAACGTCGCGTTCCACCAGATCTCTTTCTCCTCCCAGTGGCATTGAACGACGCGAACGCGGGAGCGCGTGCTGTCGGTCCACATCACATGGTCGGGGCGGTCGCTGAATGTGCCGTCACGGGACGCGAAGCTGTCGGTGATGACGTCCTCGGCATCCGGCCACATCTCGTATGCCTGGTCCTTGTCGAGCCATATGACGAGCCCCTTGTAGCGGGCGTCGCTGAAGTCCGGCAGGCGGCTGTGCGGGTCCCACCAGAGCCGGTCCCATGGCACCGCCGTGATGGTGATCTCCGCGCCGCCCTTGCCGTCGTCCTCCAGCCCGATCTCGCCGCCGCCGGCGCCTTCCACCAGCATGTTCTCGTAGACGGCCGACCGCACCTGATCGAGCTTGTTCTGTTCCGCGATGTATCGCAGCACCTGCGTGGCCGCGTATGCCTTGCCCTCGTCCGATGGGTTGCGGGCGTATGCCTTGGGGTCCGTGCGCGATTTCCTCTCGATGCCGCACATGAGATCGACCTTGCGGCTGCAATAGTTGATCGTGATCGGCGGCTGGTGGCGATCGGCGAGCGCCTTCAGTTCCGCCTGGGTCCATTGAATGCCGGTGACGTAATCGCGGTCCCGGTTGCTGCGATCCCGCGCGTCGGTGCCGGTGTTTTCGCTCTCCTCGAACCAGCGGACGAGCCGGGCGTGGGCGTCGTCGAGATCGCGCGGGTATCCGTCCGTGGCGGGGCCGCCTTTGGGTGCGCTGGCCTCGGCCGCGTTCGGGTCCGTTGGCGGATCGGCGAACAGCGCGCGGGGGACGGTCATGGGTTGTCATCCTCGGTTACCGGCACCACCGGGCGGCTGAAGCGCCTCGCTGCGTCCATCGCGTCGGCGAGGAAGTCGCGGAACCACTCGCGCTCGACGGTCATGCCGTGGCGGGCGGCGGCCTCGATCCCCGCGTCGGCCCATTTGTCCACGTCATCGCCGACAAGCCGCATGAACTCGGCACCGCTCAGTCCGTCGTAGGTCATGGCGTGGCCTCCTCGGCGTCCGGCTGGTCGATCAGCAGTGCCCTTGCGGCTGCCGCGATCTCCTGCCCTGCCGCGTCAATACGATAGCGCACCCTGCGCTGCTCATATTCTGCGAACCGTGCCGCTGTCTCTGTTTCTTGCGCGATGATGCGGCGGTTGCGGTGTTCTTTGATCAGCCGCTTCGTCTGCTCGGTGCGCGGTGTGTGTTTGGCAAGCCAGTTGGCCACCGTTTGAATACTGCTCGGTTCGCCGGGCCTATCGTATGGCAGCGAGATCTCGCCGCCGGCAGCCCGAAGCGTCCGAATTGCGCGGTGCATCATCTTGCGCTCTTCGTGCGTCATGCCACCCTCCATCCGTCCACAGGCTCGGCGCCGGCGCGCTCGAAGGCGATGTCCCAGCTATCGCGCACCTTCGGTTTCACCGCGTCCTTGATCCAGGGCCGCGACATCATCCCGTAGCGCGCGCAGTCGCAACAATGATCCTCGGCATCCGTATCGATATCCTCGGGCCGCGCGTCGTCGTGTTGCATGGCGGGGAGCGTCCGGATGAGATCCCGCGCGGTGGCAAAGATTAGCACCATCGGCCGCCCGTCGTCGTCGCCGACAAGCCGCGACCGGAGCTGATCCCAGCCACCCATCGCGCCACGGGACGGCACCCGCTTGTTGTCCGCCGGGCGAAAGATCACGCCCTGGCCCATCATGCGCTGGGCGATGCTCGGCCCGCCGTCCTCCGCGAATATGGCCGGATCGGCGACGCCAAGCATGGGCTGCGGGTCGTCGGTTTCGCGTGCGGCGATGCCCTGCGCCACGGCTTCGGCGGTGAGCTTCAGCCCCACGTTCGGCTCGCCCGGCCGCATGCCATACCACTCGCGATAGAGCACCAGGGCGCCGCGGGCGATGTCCGGGTCGCTGCCGTCGCTGACCGCCCACCAGTGGCAGCAGAAGGGCCGTGCCGATCCCCAGTCGAAGCTGCGGAAGCGCGCCCAGTGCTCGGGAATAGGCCGAGGCGCGATGACGTGCCTGTCCAAGCTGAACTCGGGGAAGAACGCACCCGAAACAACTGACCAGTCGCCCTCCAGCCAGGCGCGGACCAGCTCGGGCGAGCCCGATGCCTTGAGCCGCTGCACGTAGTCGGGGCCAAGGTATTTGTTATCCGCTACCCGGCTCGGAATATAGATGCGATTGAGGCCGGTGGCCTTGTCCACGATCTTGCGCCAGCCCAGCGGGGCCGGGTCGATGTATCGAGCGCGCACCCATTGATGGCCGGGGCCGCCGGGGTTGCCGGTGAGCCGCAGCCCGACCGGGATGCCTGCGCCGGAACGCAGCGTTGCCATGAGCTTGAGGATCGGCGACGGCGATGGGAAGTTGCCGGCCTCCTCGACATACACGCGGGTGAACGATGCGCCTTGATACGTCTCCGCATCGGAATCACGTTCCAGATACGCATAGGTAATGCGTGCGCCGTTGGGCATATTGAACCGCATCGGGTTGATCGTCGCGGTGGCGCCTAGCTTGGTGTAAATCGTTCGCGCGCGTTCAAACGTCTCCAGCAATTCGGTGCGTGTCCGGCGCACCATCAGGCCGATGGCGTCGGGGCCGTGTTTCGCCGCGTGCGTCACCCAATCGCCGAGGACGGCATCGGTCTTGCCGCCGCCCCGCGCGCCGCCGAAGAACACCTCGAAATGCGGGCATTTGATGAACGCGGTTTGCGGGCCAGCTTGCGGCGCCCAGGCGACCTCGATGGTTTGTGCCTGTGACATGCTCAGTCTTTCACCGGGTCGTGCTCGATCGTTGGCGGCGCGTAGCGTGCCTGCCATTCGTTTTCGTCCTCGGGATCTGGCGGCACTTCAACGACGTAACGCACTGTCAACGGGTTGTCGGGATCGCCGCTGAACTC